CTAAGACCTATAACTTTATATATGGAGAAAATTCTTCATCTACGCTTAAACTATTTATATGGTTTTGCGAAGGTTAAGAAGAGGAGCGGATCAAAGGAATGGTTTAACTGTTCTTTTGAGGAAGCTTACACAGAATATAGAAAGGTTAGAACATGGGTTTTAAACGAGAGCCAATCTCTTTCGGAGATTAAAGCTTTCCATACTCGCCTAAAGCGAAACTATGGAGAAAAGACAGCTACTCGCAGAACTTCTAAGGTAGCCACAAAGAAACTTGCGAATGTCGAGGGCAAGCAACTTGAATTGAATTTAAACTAATTCCTCGACAGGCGAAGGGGCAACGCCTTAATGTTTGCCCCACCTTTAGGAGAATATATAATATGGGAATGAAGGAAATACAGGCGGAAGCCTACAGGCGTAAGCGATTACGCTTACTCAACACTCAATGGCGAAAAGCTGATTTGAAGGTTGCGGAATGTGAAGATAGAATTCGAGCAATCAAGCGGAATGGTGCTAAAGGTTGGGAGGAGGAAATCGCAAAAGGGAAAATGCTTTTATTAGAATTGAAGGCTAAAAGGCTTCATATCAATATAAAATTATCTAAGCTATCTCCATTGTTTGATGTAGGGGAGGAAATACACTAATGAACTCACCACTAAGAAGGGATAACTTAATATTCATTTTCGATCTTGACGGAACTGTAATTGACTCAAGCCATAGGCAAGGCAATAGCCTTGATGATTGGTTTAAGATGAATACAAGGGAGAATATTTTTAAAGATATTGTTCTTCCGTTAGGGGAAAAAATTGGGCAACTATATAGAAGGGGGTACAAGGTTTTGATTTGTACCTCTCGCTCATTGTCTCGCCACGATCTAGAATATTTATACGATATTTTAGAAGTTCCGACAGGGGTTAAACTTGTTTCTCGAAGGCATGGAGATAATACTCCAAGCTTTACAATGAAGAAGAAAAAACTTTCCTACCTTGAGAACTTTAAACACTCAAGGGAGAAGGTGAAAATTCTGATTGATGACGAGCAAGACAATTTAAACTCTTTTGAGGAACTAGGGGGAAACTGTTATGGTATGCCACCTAATCAGGCAGAGCAATTTATTGATGTTGTGCTGATGACTTAATATAGGTTCAAGGGGAGCGACCTTTAACGCTCCCCACTTTAGGAGAAAAAATTATGTTACATAAATTTATGTTGGTGTTTTGCACTTTGGGGGTGGTTGGCTTTATAGCCTTAGGGTTTCAATGGGGCATGGACTCATGTTATACACTCGGTGGCTCAATTGCTGATATTGGAATTATCCATTTATCAGGAATTATTACTGGATTGGTTTCAGGTATTTTAATAATAGAAATTACAAGGGAGGATTAAATGTTAGAATTAGCATTTTTAGGATTTTCGGTTACTTTGGTGGTTGGTTTAATTTGGCTATTTGCACATGAAGGAATTCAGGAGCAACTAAAAGAAATAAATCAGCTTGAGAAAAGAACGCAGAATGGTTTCGTATATGGAAACAGGAGCGATTTTGCAAAACAGGAATGGCAGAATTCAGCGAATGATAAGGATTTACCTCGATATAGAAATAATCCTTATTTTGCTGGTGATGTGATTCGAGGGATTGAAAAGCAATTAAAGGAAAAGACTTCCTAAAGGGAAAGCCCAATTCTCTATTCGGCAATTTTGCCAAATAACATAATTAGACATATGGTTGTAGAGGGTTGGGTTTTTCGTTTCTAAAAATAATCTGTTGGCAATTTTGCCATTAACTTTTCTTGCAATCAAAAGGCGGATTAATTTTATAAGGGCATTTTCGTGATGGGCGAAGATGCCCTTTTTTTATGGGCGGAAGATCCTAAATGAGAATGATTCTCAACAAAAAAATGTGAAAAAAAGCTTGACTTTTTTTGAAAACTGTGCCTCGAAAATTTGACAGACTTGACGGCACGCTTTAAAATTACGGAGTAATTTTAAAGCACGTCGTTTTAAGCCACCGAAACCAAAAAAGCCAAATGAGAATGATTCTCATTTGGGGCGCCGATTTTACAGGAAGAAATATATCCTGTCAAGACTTTTCGAAAAAATAATTTCGAAATCGCTTGCATTGGTCTGCTAAAAATGAGACTATAGGCATATGGAAATATTTAAAAAACAGAAATTCATATATACCAAATATGAAGAGCGACACATCAAGAATCTGAATGACGCAAATGTGCCTTTTGAGATTCGTGAAGAGATTGCTTTTTTTGAACTTCTTAAAAAAGGTTATCTCTCTGTTTCGGTGATCGGTGAACTCATTGTTGTATTTGGTCTGATATGGGTATTTTTCATTAACTAGGAAAAATACCTTATAGCCATTTTTTGAAAAGACTGCGAGAAAGGGGCGAAGCTGGGCGACTACTTCTAAATGCGAATGAGAATCATTCTCACTTGGACAAAGGTACACCTGTACCTGACGGGGTGTATTACTACACTAACACACCGCCACACTAGGACACCGCCACACCGCCAGTCGCAGGCGCGCAGCGCCGAAGTGCTAAAGTGAAGTGCAAAAGTGAAGGTGCTCCGCGCCGAAGTGCAAAAGTGAAGTGGAAAAGTGATGTCTGCCGCGAAGCGGCGCCGATTATACCACAAATCTCTCAGAAAGTCAAGAAATATTTACGCAAAAAAGGGAAGTTTTTACACTTCCCTAGTCTGTCTAGCTTACTGCGTCGAGCAGTGTCGCTAAGTCTCTAGCATTTGCATTGACTAATGAATTTACTTCTATGCCTAATGCTTTCTCGATGTCTTTGACTATCGCTGATTTTAGAACTTTTGGTTGACCTTTGGTTCTAGTTTCTTTGATGTACTCTACTTGCATGTTTATCGCTTTGCTGATAACTGATCTGAGAGTTACTCCAAATTCTGATGCTAATTTTTCTGCTACAGCTTTGTCTATAGGTGCTGCTTGCCTGATTTTTTGTTCTTGTGCTGCTGTGTATGCCATTGTCGGTTCTCCGTTCTGATTGGGACTATTCCCGAATCGATAAAAGAATTATAGAGGCAATCGACAGAAATGTCAAGAACTTTTTGCACAAAAACAGGAAATAATTTTACTAAGCGAGTCCCGATGGAGGTAATTACAAAAATTTGCACAAATGCTGTTGCAAAGCCGTTTGCAGAAGGGCGCGCTCTGCGCCAAAGTGCAAAAACGAAGTGCAAAACTGATGCCGTGCGCCGATTATACCGGCAAAACCTACATAAGTCAAGTTAAATTTGCTTAATCGCACTTAATTTCGTATATTTCTGCGTAGCAGATCGATTACGCGGACCGCCCCTCGGAGGTCGTTTGCGTTGGTCTAATGACTAAGATTCTTTCAAATAAATTGTGTAATGGTGTTAATTTTAGTTGACATTCGATGCGTTTGCCTTCATAATACTTATAAATCGAAATTGGGAAGCAATTCAGAAATCAGGAAAAAATGAATGAAAGAGCAATGACGAGATGAGTAAGTTGAAGGACACGCCATACTACTCTTGAGGTATCTGAAATAGCGATATCCACGCAGTAGAGCCGCGACGAATATGTCTGCTGATTAGAACCATGACTACAACTCTCCGAGCCTTTAAATAATCCTTCTGGGTTGTGACCCACCAAATATAGGGAGTATCAATATGACAACAATTAACATAACAATGATGTGTTTGCCAAACTTTCACTTAAACAAGTTGAAAGACGACCAAACACCAGACGGAAAGGCAGCTAGGAAAGAACTACAAAGAAGAAAACAAGTAGGCTTTTACATAGAGTGCCAAGAAGAAAAAGCAGAGTTTATCAAAGAGCAAGAAGAACTTGCTAGAAAGAAAGCTATGCAAGAAGAAGCTAAGGAGGCATAATGGCGATACTAGGAAAAGGCGTAAGCTTTGAATTGAGAGACCACTTACTCTGCATCGAGATAGACACAAGTCAAGATTTCGGATTGAGTGGAAGTGGTAAATCAAATATCATAGCAACATCTTCTGGTAACAAACCTATAGAAGTAAATGGCAAGACCATATACTTAGGACTGAATTTATACGAGAAAGTGTAATGACAGAACTTCAGAAAATGAGAGTGAGAGATTGGGTAAGAAAGTACGATGTAGCACTTCTTACCGCATCTTTCCTAGTACTCGCTATGTCACTCATAGTACTAGAACACAGAGGAATTATTTCCTGACAACAGAAAAATAATTCTTGACTTTTTAGGTAATTTCAATCATAATACATAATATGAAATTCACTAACATAATTAACATATTAAGGAGAAAACCAATCGTGGCAGACACAAGTAATTATACAAATGAACAAGTAGAACAAATGGTAAGCAGATATACTGCTGACCCAACAAGAGCGACAGTAGATGCTCTTGCAAATGAGTTCGGTAAAAGTGTGAGAAGCATCATTGCAAAACTAAGTAGAGAAGGCGTTTATGTCGCTCAGCAAAGGACAACAAAAGCAGGTGAGCCTGTAGTTAGAAAAGCAGACTTAGTAGGAATGATACAGACAAAGTTAGAAGTCGAAGAGCTTCAGACCTTAGTCAAAGCTTCCAAAGCAGACTTAGAACTCTTATTAGAAGCAATCCAGTAATAAATCTCTAGTTTTAGATTAGAGTAGTAAATCTAATTGTTTCGGATTCCCGAGACTTCGGTCAACGAAGGGGACTCTAAGGCGATAATAGAGTATAAATTAAGTATCGTAGAACAAGCATTGCAAGTTCGAAACCAACTGCGACCTGCACATACTCAGTTGTAAAACTAACTCGGCAGGGGGTAATTGAAGCGTAGATTACGACCCGAACAATCTCGTAGCATCTCTTAGCGGCAGAGGCTTAGTAAGTTCGCTTAGTGACTATTAGAGTAGTCCCCTGATAAAAACAGGGTTACAAAAGTGACATGACGGCAAGTAAGAGAGAGACTGAGTACTGCTTAATCTCAACCTGAACGAGGGCAAGTCCCCCCCGTTACTCCTCAAGCCTTAGGAGTGAGTATAAATATGGAGCGTAGGAAATGTGTCAATGCAAGGCACGACTGGAGAGCCCCCAACCAGCATAAATATCAGAGGGGCACGACACTCAGGGTGTCAGAGGTAAGGAACAGACTGTTATTGGCGTTCCACATCGAAATTGCGTAGAAGTGGGGGCAGTTCGAAAAGTTTAATCAATTTGGCGTAAGCCAACAACAGAGGAGTGCAAAATGTCAGTATTATTTGAAAAAAGAACAAAGTACCTAATGAGAGGTACAACATATGGTTCATCGAATCAAAGAAAGTATGGAATAAAGTTTAGAACTATGGCAATGGTATCTACGGAAGAACTATTCAAGGCTTTGAATGAAGACAGAACCAAGCCTAAAATGAAGGCGAAAATCCGCAATGAAATCGTAAAAAGAGGTATCACAATAGTAAGGAAATGACTATGACTCAATACTCAGACGATGTACAAAAGCAAAAGCTTAAGCTTGAAGCAGAGCAGTGGGGCAAGCAGTTAAAATACTACCACTACAACGACGGAGTTAGAACCATCGAGTACAACAATGGCTACAAAATGATCCACGATACGAATGACGATAAAGTCAGAGTAGAGAAGTATAAGGGTGATAAGTCATTACTCGATAGGTTTCTAGCATCACTAGGAGACTCATGGAATTAGCATTAGCAATAGTAGTTTTGCTAATTCTGTGGTTAATTATTAACAATAGAAACGGGAGACACTAACATGACAAAATTAGAATTACAACAAGTTCTGCTCAATGAGATAGTTGAGAATGATTTTGGTCGTGTTGCAGTTATATTAGAAGGTAGAGATACAGCAGGCAAGTCAGGGACAATCCGTGAGTTGACACATTATCTACCAACTAATAAGTATTCTGTTTCTTTAAGTAATAAACCAAGTGCTTGGGACATGAAACACTGGCTCAAGTCATGGAAAAGAAAGTTGCCCAACAACAATCAAATCGTATTCTTCGATAGAAGTTGGTATTCAAGAGCTATGGTACAGCAGTCAAATGGCTGGTGCACGCCTAAGCAGTACCAAAACTTTATGGACGAAGTAAATGAGTGGGAGAACAAACAAAAAGACATCACATTTATAAAGCTATGGTTAAGTATATCTGAACAAGAACAGAGTGCAAGAATCGCTGATAGAAAAGTGTGTCCTTTAAAGAAGTGGAAGTTCTCTCCTAACGATTCAGTAGCTTTGTCACAATATGACCAGATGACTATTCTTAAAGAAAGAGTTATGACTCATTGTGGGGAGTGGCACACGATAGACTACAACAATAAAGTTGCTGGGCGAGTATCTTTAATTACTAAAGTAGTAGATTTATTAAGGAAAGACACATGAAAATTTATGATGTAGAAATAGAGCAGGATTTTACACGAACAAAAACAGTAAGAATTATAGCGTCAGATGAAAATGACCTAGTATTAAAACTAGAAGAAAAGACTGAAGGCGACGCAAGGCGTATAGGAGCGGCAGAGGATTGGAATATGACAATAGTAGCTATACACGACGAAGCTGATATGCCTGACGCTAAAAAATTCTAAGATCGATGCACCCTCGAAGAAAGGTGGGACAATAGTTCCACCTTTTTTTATACCCAAGAGAAAAATAGTTCTTGACTTTGAAGTTATATTTTGATATAATATACCTACTGAAAAATCAGTTAAGAATTTTAGGAGAAAATTATAGACATACAAGATGAAAGTGAGCATTTATATTGCACACTGATAGAAGAACAACAGTACAATCCCTCGCAGGCAGTTGCAATTCTAAAGTCATATTATAAATTAAGCGAGGACGAAGCATGGACAGTTGCAAAACGATACCATGCACAAAATAGGAAAACAGATGACAAAACTAAAAGTAATTCCGAAGAACAATGTGATTCAATTCCCTACCCCTATGCGGCGAGAGGAAGTAGAGTTACTCGAATGTGAGAAGGAAATAGCAATAATCAATGAGAAAGTAAAAGCTTTGGCTATTGATTTGGAACACGCATCAAAGTATTTACAAGAGTTAGTAGACGAACACGAAGTATTGAAAGATGCAGTTGATAACAACAAGGACATCCTCTTTTTTGAGGATGATTGGGACGATTAGTATGGAAGACGTATTAGTAGTATTGATACTTACAGCACTCGCAGGGTGTATTGTATGGTATTTAAGTAAATATAAAAAATAAGGAGGATAAATGTCAGGAACTAAAAGAATGTTCGAAATGACAGAGCGTATCAAAGAATTAGAGTACTCTGGTCACTACGAGAAAGAGATCGTAGAGATTGTCGGAGATGAGTTTAACATGGAAAATTATTTAGCAGAGGCTATTGTGGGAGGTTACTTCGACGGCAAGATTGCTAAAAATTTCAGTTGGGATGGAGACACAAGTTATGGCAGCTAACTACACAGACGAGCAAGTAGAAGTTATGGTTGCATGGTATACTGCAGAACCGACAAGGGAAACAGTAGAAATCATAGCGAAAGAAATGAATAAGAGTACAAAGTCTGTGATTGGGAAGCTCTCAAGAGAAGGGGTATATCAGAAGGCTGAGTACCTCTCAAAAACAGGACAGCGACCTGTTACAAAAAAGCAAATGGTGAGTTTGATAGCTCAGAATCTAGTGGGTGATAGTACAAAACTGATGGGTTTAGAGAAAGCCCCAAAGGCAGACTTGAAGTACCTTTTAGATTTAGTAAGTGAGGAGGAGTGGGATGAGTAACGATCCGTTTCTTGATAAAATAATGAAAGATACTAAAAATGATAGTGGACACGCTTTTGCGATTGCGAAAGACGAGTTCGGTAAGATGCATCATTTAGCAGCAGAAACTGAAGAAATGATAGAAAAGTATTGTGAGGGTTCACTTTTAAAAGCCGAAATGGCTATAGTTGAGTGGGCTTCTTGGGTTACACCAGCCGTCGTGGCTAAAGATTTCAAATGGGTTGGCGAAAGTAGGAATCCCTACAGCATTTCACTGCCTATTTACAAGTATGATGACGAAGGAAACTTTATAGGTTACAAGGAGTTCAAAGAGAAGTTCTAGGACTCCTTCACGCCAAACCGTTTATACCAATACAAACTAAGGGCAAATTCGTCCTTTACCGTTATAATTGTACCCAATCGTATGGGTTAATTTACATATAGTAGTTTAAAAAATATCGGCGATTTGGTGAAGTTGCGTAAGTGGGATTTGTTTGAGGAAATCAATTAAGACCGAATGGTCTTTATGAGTTGTCGTTATTTAGATGGTCGTAATAGTTGCAACAAAAATTCTCAACAACAATCTCTCGACTACTTCCGAGATGTCTCTCCTGAGGGAGAGCCACTCCTCGTGTCTCGAGGATGTTGAGAGTTAGAGAGAATTCGTTGTTTGCGTTGTCAACTACTAGATTTATATATATTTTATCACACTTTTTAACATATTACAAGTATCATTTTTCACTAGGTGGACGATCGTGAGGTCTGTATGGTGCACACAAAACAAAAATAAAGTGCATTTATGACTAGTTTAAAATAAAATTGTTTGCTCCAGAAGTGCTTCACCAACGCAGGTATGGTATCTGCTTGGTCTCGAGAGTATTGTTGTGGGTATTTTACCAGTGATGAATTACGTTGGCAATAATAAAAACGCAAGTAAGTGCGTTGAGAAGAAGGAAAATTGTACGAAGCACGGCTACCTTGTCAGCGTCTCTTTGAGTGCCTACCTTCGCCCCTAGGCTTTTCGCCCATAATGCCCAAAACGTCATTATAATTGCTCCGACTCCGTAATTCTTCCAAGTCGGATTAATTCTTTGCGTACAGTATCCTTCAACGCCTTTGTACTTGGCATTGAATCACCATAGAGTTCGGAACATTGCATCTCAAACTCTTCCTTTGCAAAGATACGATCCCATCCTTCTGAGAACTTCTTTTGATTTGTAGGTCTTTGGTTACTTCCTTTACTCATTATTTTAGCCATCTTGGTTCAGGCTGAAGACCAGCCTTTCTTTGTTTTTGTTTACAGCGAATCGTTCCTGCTGCTTTCTTTTTGCGAAGCTTGTCAGACCTTTTCGTAAAGTGCTGACGCTCTCGAACTTCTTGCATCTTGCCTGTCGCATCGACCTTGCGCTTCCATTTGCGAAGTGCTTGTTCGAAACGACCTTTTTCTACACGAACAGAAGTCAATTTAGATGTGCCTCGTCTTGTTTTGTGATATTTGCCATCAACCTACCTAAATCATTTGCGATTCCAAGTTGGTTATCAAGCGTAACTTGTAGAAACTTTACAACCCAAGCCATGTCAAACATGAACTGGTTGTTCTGTGTGTCGATTCCTCTTTTTTCGAATTCTTCAATGAGAAGCATAGACAAGTCCTCATTCAGTTCTTTACTTCTTTTCATTGTTGTATAGTATTCTCCTGTGAATTCAATAACATTATCTTTCATTGGTTTCATATATTTATCTCCGAGTAGAGTTAAAACTCCACCCCTTTTTGCGTAATCTCGCAACTCTTCCTCGTATAGCCTCTTCGGTTCTATTTAGCACTACTGCTATTTCTCTTACAGGCTTGTTACCATAATATTCTTTAAGATGGTAGTCCTCTTTCTCTGTCCAACGAGGGTTTTTAATCTCATACTTCCTTTTTTCATTCATTAGTTATATTTTATCAAATTCAGGAAAGTAAGTCAAGAACTTTTTTCTATTATGTGGTAAATATTTCTTGACTTTGGTAGTAGAATTTGCTACAATATATGTTCAGGAGAAAAATTATGAATGAATATGAACTTATAGCTTATGTGCTTATTCTATCAGGAGTGGCTTACACTTCTTTTAAAATAGGCGTATCCGAGGGAATCCAAGATGCAATTTGGTATTTTGAGGAAAAAGGAGTAATAAAACAGAGGGATGAGGAGTAAAAAAATTCTTCTTGACTTTCGGTCAAGTTTTTAGTATAATATAAGAATGAAAAGCTTAGTTTTTAACTGAGCTGTTTCCAGTGCTACGTTCAGTAGAGGGCGGGATAGAAAGTGTACTCACTTCTTCGCAATGAAGATGAGAATTAGTCAGTATACGGGATTTTCATTAATTGAGATGCCGAAAGGGTCTCACAGAGTCGTCCGAAAGGAGGCTAAGGAGAAATAATATGGTAGTTAATACATTACCTACAATACACGACCTTCACAGGTCATGGATTGGAGCAGATCGTTTTTTCGAAAGGTTCGCTTCAATGCCTACATACGAAGACAATTCGTATCCACGTTTTAATGTAACAAAAGACGGAGTTAAGTATCAAATAGAGATAGCACTTGCGGGTTACAAGAAAGAGAACATAACCATCGAAAGGGTCGATGGAAGGCTCGAGATTCGTGGAGAAAAGAATCTGAAAGATGTGGCAGACGAGTCATATCTGCATAGAGGAATAACAAGAAAAGCCTTCAAAAGAGCTTTTACTATTACAGATGATGTTATAGTTGATAAAGCTGAGTTTATAGATGGCATACTTACTGTTGACCTTCATGTGGAGATACCAGAAGAAAAAAGACCTAAAATTATAGATATCGTTTAACGGAGGCGTATTGGACGCCTAGAATACACAGGAGAAGAAAGTGTTGCATAGAATCGCAAGTGGTGGTTCTTTGGAAACGTTGAGACATCTCAGACGCAAGATAGTAAATGTGTTGTATATTTTACCCGCTTTATTGGGTGTATACGGCTTCTTTATGTTCATGCTCTGGGCTAGTTAAGATAAACTAAGGTCTTTTATAGTTATATTTATGATAACAATAACAGAATTAGCAAAGAATAAAATCACAGAGAGGCTAGGAAATGACTTCCTACGCCTCTCTCTTTCTGGTGGAGGTTGCAATGGCTTCCAATATTTGTGGGATATATCCGATATAGCAAATCCAGATGACCATATAATAGAAGATGTTATAGTTGTCGACACACACAGTATGGGGTTTCTTCATGGGTCTATCATAGACTGGAAGGAAACATTAGTAGAGACAGGGTTTGAAGTACATAACCCTAATGTAATAAGTGCCTGTGGGTGTGGCATTTCAATGGGATTTTAGATGAAACCAAGTAATAAAAGTATAGAATTAGTAAAACACTTCGAAGGATTCGAAAGTGCAGCGTATCTATGCCCCGCTAATGTATGGACAATCGGGTATGGGCGCACAAAAAATGTAAGAGAGGGTGATGTAATCACAGAGATACAGGCAGAAAGAGATTTATTAGAAGAATTAGAAGAGTTCGGAGAGCAAGTACTAAGTGTAGTTGACGTAGAGCTCAATCAAAATGAGTTTGATGCATTGACATCATGGACTTATAACTTAGGAGTTGGAAACTTACGTAGTAGTACACTTCTGAAAAAATTAAATGCAGGTGATAAGAATTCAGTTCCATCAGAAATGTTAAGGTGGAACAAAGCGAATGGTAAAGTTCTAAATGGATTAACCAGACGTAGACAAGCAGAGGCAGACTTGTGGATAAGCTAAAGGATAGACTCAAAGCTTTTTGGCTTTGGTTAATATCCAAGCTGTTTCCAAGATACACTCTCAAGGTTAGCTATAACAGCACTTGGGGAGATCAAGATGATCAAGAGTTTATAGTAAAGAAGTTCCATAAACGACAAGAGAAATACTTGAAGTTTGTAACTCACGAAGGAGACTTAGTTGAGATACGTGGAGCAGAAGGACTTAATTATAAAATAGAGGAGATATAATGTATACAATATTAGCATTAATTATGTGGCAAGGTGACTTAGTTGCTGAAGACTTTGGAAGTTTTGACACAATAGAACACTGCACAAAGGTGCAACAAGAATTAGACCTTAAACTAGCCAATGCAGGAGCAAAAGTAGTAAGCGTTTGCATACCTTCAGGACAAGTAGAAATTAACATTCCTGAAATGTTAGAAGGAGAAGTGAGAGGCTAATGAATCAGTTTTTTATGGCACTTATTCTAGTGTTAGGACTTGGGTGCTGGTGGTTATATGGCGAGAACAAAACACTCTCAGCAAATAACTTAGCACTTGAAGGTGCAGTCGCAACACAGAAAGAAGCTATAGAAAGTTTGCAGCAAGACTTCTCGTTACAGACAGAAGCACTTAAGGCTCAAACTTTAGTTAGCCAAGCGGCTCAACGAGAATTAAATAGATATTCACAGTTTATAGCAAACTATGAATTATCAGCGAAGATACTGGAAGACCCAGTAAAAATGGAAAGGAAAATAAATAATGGAACAAAGCACATATTCGAGGAAATCGAAAAACTTAGTGACACTGTTGACACTCTCGATGATGGTCTCCAGTTGCAGCATGCTGGGAACTAAACAGATAGAAGTTCAAGCCAAACCGTTAGACCGTATGATAGTACAACCTGTCATGCCGAGAGAGCTTGACTTGAAAGAACCCAAGTGGTTTGCTGTAACAGAGGGAAATTTGGATACATTTCTTACAGATATTAAGGAACAAGAAGGTGAGGTTATATTTCTTGCCATGTCTGTTCCTGATTACGAAGTAATGTCGTACAATATGCAAGAACTTAAACGATACATTACAGAGATGAAAGATGTAGTAGTGTACTATCGAAAAGTGACTATTCCACCGAAAAAGGAACAAAAGTGAAACAAACATACGAAATTAAAATAACCTGCGAAGTAGACGTGGACGAAGACGGACATCCGCGTGACTGGATAGATGCAGCAATGGATGAAGGTCATTGGAAGTACAAGCTGGTTAAACTATATGGGACTGACATTACACCCATAGATAAAGAAGATCCCATGCACAAATGGGTAAAAGATTTTAAATAGTGTCAGAAAGAACTCAAGTAGTCAGACACAATCTGACAAAGAGCATTGCATCCTTAGAAAAACAACTTAAGGTATGCAAGAATGTAAACGAAATCGCTAGGCTAGAACTAGAGGTTAAGGAGTTGCAGATGCAGCTCGATGGAGCAAAAGATGGATTGGTTAAAAAGTAGAGTGTCAGAAAGAACCTCATGGGATGGAGCAGTAATAATCGCAGTATGTGCATTAGTACTCTTCACAGGAGGCTTAGCCAAGTGGTTAGCCGCAGCAGGATTAGTATACGGGCTGTGGACTTGCTACAAGGCTGAAGTCTAGGAGGCTGAACAATGTCAATGCCACCAGGACAATTCGCTGGCGACATGGATAGAAATGAGGTCGAAATTGATCTTAATAAGTTCATGGCGTTGTTGCAAGAAAAAAGCGAACTAAAAGACAGAATCAGAGAATTAGAAGATATAAGTAATGTAAACCCTTTTCAAAAGGTAGTGTTCTTAGCACAAACCGTTGATAGCTGGAGAATATTCCCCAGAGCGTTTTTAAGTATTTATATGTTTCTTCTTTATTACGCAACATTTTGGTTTATGGATTTACCAGAGCCTTCGCTCGAACAATCAGGTTTAATATCAGTATTGGTCGGAGCAGGAGCAGCTTGGTTTGGACTATACGCTGGGACTCACAAAGCCCCAACAGCAGGACAAGATAAAAAGTAACCAAATCCTTCAGCTACGCAATCGCGCAGAGTATGAAGGAGGTGATCATATCTTACAGAATGCACTCTGTTCTGCTGAAGCACAACTGACAACACCCATGTATTTGGGTGTTGTTCCTACCTTCCCACAAAATATTTCTTGACTTACAAACTTAAATTTAGTATAATACTACTATGAATATTTTTATCTTAGACAACGACATTGACAAATGTGCTGAGTACCATGTAGACAAACATATTGTAAAGATGCCCTTAGAAGCGGCACAAATGCTATGTACAACACATTGGATAGATCATTATCTAGGATATAAACCGAGGAAATTAGAAAAGAATGAATTACAAACACTACGAGAGGTCAAAACTAAAGACCCCCGCTACGTACCTTATCTCCCTACTATGCATAACCACCCTTGCACTATCTGGGCAAGAGAGTCGCTCGACAATTACGAGTGGCTATACTGCTATGCACTCGCACTTAACGAAGAGTATGGATATAGATATGGAAAGACCCACAAGTCTGTGCAGGAGGTGGTACTCAAGTTACCTGACCTTAAACATATACCCAGAAATGGGCTTACACCCTTTGCAATGGCAATGCCAGATGATCTTAAGTCCGATGACCCGATACAGTCGTATCGCGACTTCTACCACTTTGACAAGGCAACATTTGCTAGTTGGAAAGGACGAGACAAGCCTATGTGGTGGGATGAGGAGTTAGCAGATTATGAGAATCGTATTACAAGATGAACCAGTAAGAATAACAGTATGCTTTCCAGAAACGCACACAAAAGAACAAATAGATGCGTGGCTGGACAAGTATTGGAAAGGAAGGAGAAAATTACATTAATGGAAAAAGCAACATTTGACGAGTATGGCAAGTTTGTACTTAGTACTACATCTACACAAAGTTTAGATACTAGGGAACTTACAGATCGTCTACTAGAATTAAGAGAATATACTCAAGCACACAAACCAGTAGAGTTTTCGCAGTTACTAACTGCATCTATTGGTATGCAAGCTGAGTCAGGTGAGTTCTCGGAGATAATCAAAAAGATTATCTTTCAAGGCAAAGAATACACACCCGATGAAAGATTTCATCTCAAACGTGAGTTAGGAGATGTACTTTGGTATTGGGTACAAGGTTGTACAGCACTAGGCTATACACCACAAGAAGTGATGGAAGAAAACATCAAAAAACTCGAAGCCAGATACCCAAATGGTTTCGAAGTATCAAAATCAGAATTTAGACAAGAAGGAGATATATAGTGGCAAATCATGTATATTTCGGAGCATCTATAACAGGAAATCAAGAATGTATAGACGCATTTAAAGATGCTATGAAAACCGAAAAGACTTTATTATATACAGATTCAGACGGAAACAAACATTATCACGATACAGTTATAGACCTAGATAAACTTGGGTTTATGCCTGTGGGAAACTATGATGAAGAAGGTTATTTAGAAGGCTCATGGGACTACTATGTTAATCATGTAGGCGCAAAATGGTGTCACATAGAAGATATCGGAGAAGAATACTTCTCAGGTTATTCTGCATGGTCACCCCCAGTTAAATTTGTAGAGTACTTATCCGAGCACTTAGTACAGTTTGACCCTGAAGTTAAAATTAAACTTTCTTATGAAGATGAGTTTAGAAACTTTATAGGAACTGCACACGTTGAAGACGGCTGCGCAGATGTAGAAGAGTTAGAAGACGATGAAATATCAGAGTGGTTAACAACTGCTTTAGGTATTGATGAACTTCCTGACGACTTTGATTGGTCAGAAGAACAGGAGAAGCTAGATGGCTCTCCTGCCGACGAGTGGATGGACTATAAAGTTTGTGACTGGTTGGAGGAAAATTAATGGCAGAAGAGAAAATTAATTACAAATTTAATGAAGACCATATATTGAAAGTAGTGAAAGGTTACATAGATATGACATATGAACAGCACTATAGTAAGGGAAACATTCAAACAACAGAGATTATATTTGACGCTGAACATGGCGAAGGATTTTGTATAGGTAATATAATTAAGTACGCACAAAGATATGGTAAAAAAGACGGAAGAAACGATGCAGACTTATATAAAATTATACACTATGCAGTAATTCTGTTAGGTATGCTAGATAAGAAAGAAGAACAAGACTTCGCAGAATATGAAAAGCAACTACAACTGGATATGGACTAATGAAAAGATGGTATCATATATTATGGGGCAGTCAAGAGGAGAGCGACTTAGTGAAAAAGCAAGTTGAAAACTCTCCTGACCCCGACGATTTGACAATAGAAAACGCTTATAAAACTAGATGGATATGGTATCATACAATTCTAGCGGGACTTATGTTTTTTGCAAATATAATTATGTTAGCAATCTTTACCCTACTAGCGGTAAAGTTATAATGAAGTTCGGAGCACACCACTATAGACCTTTAATAAAGGGTTTAACAATATCCAACAGTAATATTGATGGATTAGGTCTCCATGCAACTATGGATTGGAACGCAGGTACGTTCTTAGGAGAAAGCCATGTATGGAGTGAGATTAGACACGACTGGATAAGAACACCACTCGGAGGATTCATTAATCATAGTGATCATCCGAACTGTTTTATACTTACGCACGATAACAAAAGAGAGTTATACACCGTAGTTCCAGTTAAACAAGGAGATGAGATCACCGTGTTCTATACACAAGGGTACGATGATATAATAATGTAATGGCGAAAAGAGGAATTAGAGCAAGAAGCTATGAAGATTTAAGTGTTGCAAATATTAAAAGA